GCGCTCGCGCTCGATCGCTTCCGGGCTCGCCTGGTCCTGGGCGATTTCGTCCGCAATATCGGGGTCGACAATTTCCATGGCCGCTTTGAAGACCAAGCCTTCTTGCTTAAACGGCATCAGCTTGGCGAACAGATCCATTTTGTGGGTTGCGTAATCTTCGTCGAACATCCGGGAATCGAACGTGATCGAGATCTGATGTTTGCCCTGGATTTCTTCTCTCGATACGTTCCACGGTTGCCCGAGTTTACCGACGATCCGGGCGACTTCTTCGTCGGAAAAGTACTGTTGCGCGAGTTGAAAAGTCTGTTCGGCGGCTAGCTCCAGTTCGCCCAAGATTTCGCCGGCTAGTTCTGCCCGGCGCATCTGGACAAAGGATGGATCAGATTGTTTACCGACCATGTAAATCGAGTAACGCCGGTCCAACCGGCTCATCACCATGTTAATGATCTCGACCGGGGTTTGATCGACCGGCGGGATGGACAAAAACTGGACTTCTTGGGGCCGGTTAGCGCCCATGACCGCGCCGGGGAGCGGGGTGTTCTTGATCGTTTGCACCCTTGAATAGGGGACAATCATCGGCGGCTGGAGCACGATCGAGGTCCGGTCGCTAATCCCGTCTTGCTGGATCTTGATGTCTTGTTCGTCGGTGTAACATTCGTCCGCGATCCCATGGGATTTTAGCATCTGCGCGTCCTCATGGGTCCGGCGCATGACGATGCACGGATATTGGCCGTGCTGGTAAGGGTGAACGGTGTGCGACGCGTAAAGCGGGTTACTCCCCTTCCCCTTGGCCAGGGGTTGAAAGACGGTTTTGTAAATAATCGGGACACCGTTTGTGATCGCGCGATTGTAAAAATGATGGAGCTCGATCAGTTCCCGGTAACTCTTTGTCGGGTAATGATGCCACCAATCCCATTGCCAAAGCTCGCTTTCGCCCTTGTGTTTAACCGCTTCGTTGATGAACTCTTTGTCGTAGCCCTCGGTCACTTCTCGGTCGCGCAACTCGGTCTCGGTCACCCATTCCCGCCGGCTAAGCCAACGGCTCTCCTGCAAATCGGTTGTCTCACTCGGGAACAAGAGATCTATCACCGGCCGACAGGCGGTCCAGCGCGGTTTGTTCGAGATCAAATAAACGACCGGGAACCGGGCGACCCCTTTTTCGCGCAGATCCCGGACTATTCCCCGGGCTTGCGGTTTGGTCAGGATCGGGTTTAACCCTTGCAGAAGCACGGTCAGATTATCTTCCTGGTTTTCGTCGGTGAGAGCGTCCAGGAGCATTGTCATCATTGGTTGCGCCTGAGATTGGCCGTTCTGCCCGCCCCCTTGGCCTTGCATCGCTTGAATCGCCTGGTCGATGTCGTCCAATGAAATATCGTGAAACTCCATCCTCCGTTTTTGTTCCCACTCGATCCAGAGAAACGACACCCCGAACTCGAACCGCCACCACCAGGCGAGCGGAAGCTCATGGAGTAAATCGGTCCGCATGTGGGTGTACAAAATCCATTGGAGCACTTTGGTCGCCAAGGACGATTGCCGGCCGGCGACCATTGGCCGCAGCGCTTTGGCCTGGGCTTTTGCGTTGAAGAACGCAGTCTTAGCAAAGGTGACATGCTCTTTTATCAACATGTAAACGATCCGGGTCCGTGCGTCGGAATTGCCGCACCAAACCGCGCGACCATTGCGCCGGACATAAAGAGTGTGGAACGGCGGGACATTCACACACGCGAACGGTTGCGGATCCTTTAGCTCGATAAATTGGGCAAAAAGTTTCCTGGTCTGGACAACTTTCTTGGAATTAATCATAACAACGTAGTGAAGCGAATCGCTTTTGATCTGCCGTCCCCGAATCATCCCGCCAGGACGCGGAAGCCGGATTGAAATAGACGCGCGTTTCCCAATCAGTTGCGCAATAATCTGAATCTGATCCGCTAAAACTTTTGAAACGGTATAATAAATCGTATGCCCGTTTTTCTTGATATGGCCGTCGCCCGCAATCAGTCGAGCAAGAAGCTCTTTCAAAAGATCGGGGTGATAATCGAACACATGAAGCGGGATCTGTTTTTCCTTGCACCCACCCAAGCGTTGCAGTTCTTCCCGAAACTTGATAGGCAAAGCAACTGAATGAAGCCAGTACGTGTTCCCGTTGTAATTCCAGGTTACGCCAGCCTCTTTCAAATCGGATTCTAAGAGCGAACACTTGGCAGATTTTCGGGACTGCGCGATACCGACGCTCATCCCGTTATTCATCGAACCTTCGGCAATGTACCAACCCAGGAGCCGGAGATAAGATTTGGGATCAAGCCCGTAAACTTTCTCAGGAACAACCCCGTCCGACTTTGAAGTAAGCGGAATCCAGTAATCGGTTATTTTTTGCGCCAAACGCAGGGCAGGAACGAATTTCTGTTTCCCGCCCCTGTTTATCACCACCATGTTGTGATTGGGCGTGACCAGCAGATCAATACTTTTCCCCTTTAGTTCAACCGCGTAAGGATAAACGGTTTTAGTGACATCGCTGACCGGCCGGTAAGAAGCGTCACCGGTTTCGCTTCTGGTTAAGACCAGTTCGCCGACTTTTACATCGTCAACCCTTCGCCAGCCGTATTGAGTAAGAATCTCGGTGTCCAACGACAGGCAAGCTCCCTCCCATGGAAACGGCTCTTTGTCGTCAATTTGATCGGCGTGTTTGCGGCCGTCCATCGTTTGCCCGCGCCACCGGGACCGGGCGATGTGCCGGGCGCTCTCCATCCGTTGATAAAAGTAATCGCAATCAATCTGCGCTTGCTCGATCTCCAAGGTTATCCCGGCAATATCGGGTTTAGCGTCAACCGAATCGACAAGCTCGATATTGTGCGGGTCAAAATCCATGTCCCAAATGGTATCTGCATCTACGCAATCCAACGATTAAACGATGCGCTTTAGCGCTGTTATCAGGATAATGTCCGTAGATCGCCAAGTATTTTCGCTCTTTCTCGCACAACCGTTCCCAGGCTTTCCAAAGCCGACCATATCGCCACTGCCAAAATTTCATTTTCAAAGAGCCCGCATGTTCGGCAGTTCGAGCCGGCTGCGCAGGAGTTCAATCGCGCTGGCGAACACTATCTGGTTGCAGGAAATCGGGTAAACCCAATTTCGTCGCACGTTCGAGGGCGCACGGTCGTAGAGCACCATTTGTTCTTCGATCATGTTTTGGAGCTCATGCAAATCCAGCGAGCGCAGCGCTCGCTGGATCGAGTCAATGTCGCAGATCAAACGTTGCCGGCGGGGGTCAATCTCGAGTTGCGGCGGCGAAGGTTCGCCCAAGAAAATGTTAAACACCTAGTACCCCCTGTTTGAGCGGTTTAACCGGCTCACTCGGTCGAGCCGGTTTCTCGATAACCGGGAACCGGCCGGGAAGAACCTCCTGGTCGGGCGCTTTCAAAAATTGGTCCCGGACCTTGGCATCTTCCCCGGTCAACGACATCAAAAACTGGCACACGTCCCTTACAAGCTCGCTCCGTTTAATCTCCAAGGAACCGTGCCCCTCTATATATATACGGGTGAACCGCAACTCGAGCTGCGTTCGTTTGCCCCCGCCCAGGTCTTGCAACTCGCTTTTAACTATTACGCCCGGGGTCATAGGCTTTACAGCCGGTGCTCGCTTTGGTGCATCGGCCGGGTTTGGCCTTGCGCGTTCGTTCCCAATATCCGCATCCTAAGCGTTGTCCCGCGTTTCGCCCCGCCGTAATCGAATCCTTTTGGATCCCGAAACCATTTGACCACTTCGTCCCAGCCTCCGCCCAAAGGATAATCGACTTTCTGTTTCGTGCCCTCTTTGTCTTTCACGTCCCAGTACTCGACCTCGTATTTCTGAATCGCTGCCGTTGGATCTTTTTCCATATTAGTTAGTAACTCCCCCCGCCCACCCAGGCGTAAGCTTCTTCATTGATATAATCAAACCGGGCCAGGACCGCGTAACGCAACGCGTCGATGCAATCTTTGCAAGCGCCGTGAGTTTTATCTTTCCCGGTCCACTCTTTAAGCGCGTAGATAAGGTTGGGACAGTTGGCCGAGACAAAGAGCTTGGGTTCGTTAAGCCGGGAAAGCGTTGGCGAATAAACACCAAGATCAACCTCTCTATCGTAGTCGAGCAAATCTTGGATCAGCCCGACTCCTTCGTCAATCGCAACCCCGCTCGCGGCCAGAAATTCCAGGCCCACTTCGCGCATCTGCTCGATCAAGGTAGTCGATCCTTCCCTGGTTGTAGTCGGGGTCGCCCCGTAACGCGAATCCATCCAGCGCTCCTCAACCCTTTCTTTTCCTTCCAACCTTTCGATTTCAGCCTTGTAACGGTCGAGGCCAAAAGAAAAAGTGCGTTGAGCCGGTCCCGGCACACCATCAGCGGGTTCGCCCGGGAGCGTCCATTCGCCAGGCTCACCGATACCCGGTATGTAGCTTTGCGGGTGTCCGTGACTCGGCCACTCACGGTAAACCCACCACCGCCCGGTCGGGTCAACTCGAATCCAGAGCATGAACCAGTTCCGTCCGTCGCATGGATCGACGACATGGTAGTTAGTTCCTTCTTTAGGAATCTGCTCCTCCTCTTTGACGTGGATCGCGGGGTTGAAGGAAGGGAAGCGATTAGCCCCGCTCGCTTCAAGTACTCCGTAAACGCGGCTGAGGATCTTGGCCTTGGTCGCTCCTTTGAACATGGAATAGAACCGGTCGGCGCCGAAGATTTGGGTTTTGTCACTCACCCCATTGTAACCGAAGTAGGGGTTATCGTTAATGTGAAAGTAAACTATGTTCGCCCGCTGGTTCCCGTCGAACCCGGGCCCGGCAATCTTTACCCGCGGCACTTTGGTGAACCCGCGGTGCTCGCCTTTCGGCCCCCTTTTCGGTAAGAGCGGCGCGTCCACTTCCCACACCGTTAAAGATCCCTTCTCATACTCGTTAACCACGGTGAGATAGTTTTCGTCAATCGCGGTGAAGGTAACAATAATGATCCCGCCAAAATCACCCATCCGATACCGAACGGTGCGCAGCAAATCCACGTTCCGGAGCTCGTCGAACCAGACGCAATGCAGTTTGTCGCCTTCGACGTTCTCGATGTCTTGCTCATAATTTTTAAACCAATGCTGGGCTTTGTTTGGGAGCACAAAGGTCGAATCGGTAAATCCGCGCCGTTGGGTGTAGGAGACATTGAGCGTTATCCCTTGCTTAATCTTCCCGGTGTCTTGGACCCGGTACTTAATCTCGTAGGGGAGATATTTGAAAAAGAGCGGTTGCTGGCGCGCTGCGCTAATCGGACCGGTATCGGCAAAACTCCAGGTCCGGGCTTCTTCGGTCGAACAGAGCACCTCCATCGTTTTCCGGGCCGCATACTCGCTCTTCGAGGAATTATGGTGGATCACCCCGCCAACGAAATAATTCTCGAAGGAGTCAACCGATATATCCCACTTGTCAGCG